CAAGAGAAATTGCTGGATATATCAGGATCAGAATCAATATCATCAATTATTGGTATTGCTGAAGACTCAATATTTAACTTCTCATCATCATTGAATAACGATAACGATAATGCTCCAACATTTATGTCTGCTGGGCTAGACGAGTATATCGAATATCTACAGAATAATAAGATTGATCAGGTTGGTATTTCTACAGGATTCCCTGTTTATGATCAGTCTATAGGTGGAGGACTAAGAAAGGGAACTATCAATGTTATCGGAGCAAGACCAAAGGTTGGTAAAACTCTTTTATCTGACAATATTGGTTATCATATAGCAAAGCAGAATATTCCAGTATTGAATATGGATACTGAAATGAATAAAGAAGATCATATTCATAGAATCTTGGCTATGAGCACAGAGATAGAGATAAACAAGATCGAAACTGGTAAATTTACAGAATCTCCTGTAAATGCTAAGAAAATAGAACAAGCAGTTAAGGATCTCAAAGCTGCCCCGCTTTATCATAAGTCTATTGCAGGAAAACCGTTCGATGAACAACTAGCTATTATGAGAAGGTGGCTAGTAAAGGATGTCGGCTTAAATGATGACGGAACAGCTAAAGATTGTGTTATCATATATGACTATTTAAAGTTAATGGATTCTGGCGGAATATCTCAAGACCTAAAGGAATATCAGGTTCTAGGTTTTATGATGACAGCCCTGCACAACTTTGCTGTTAAATATAAGGTGCCAATACTTTCATTTATTCAGCTTAATCGTGATGGTATATCTAAAGAGAGTACCGATTCTGCAAGCGGTTCAGATAGAATCATATGGTTATGTAGTAACTTTTCCATATTCAAGAGGAAGTCTGACGAGGAGATTGCAGAGGATGGTGGAAAATCTGGTAATCGTAAATTAGTACCGGTAATTAGTAGGCACGGCGGAGGATTGGATGACAATGACTATATTAATTGTCATATGAAGGGTTGGTGTGCTAAGATTACAGAAGGTCAGACCAAGCTAGAGATAATGCATAATAACAAGTCAAACTCAGACGGATTTTTAATCGATGCCAATAATAATGAACAAAATCAAGAAATCCCATTCGTATGATCAAGCAAAACTGAAATACATTTCAGATGCTTTATGTGACAATATTGAAGAACTTCTAGATACTCTAGGAATAGAGGGCTATAAGAACCTTGGTAAACTTATTGCTATGAGCTGTCCAATTCATGGTGGGGATAATGAGTCTGCACTCAATATATATCATCAGGGAGACTCTTATAGGGGCAATTGGAAGTGTAGAACTCATCAGTGCGAAGAAACCTTTAAGGGATCCATTATAGGATTTATTAGAGGATGTTTATCTCACAACACTTATGGTTGGGTAAAGTCTGGAGATCAGATATGCTCATTTAAAGAAGCACTAGATTTTGCAACGTCTTTTATACAGGAAGATTTTTCTAATATCAAGATATCCAGAAAGGCTAAAGAGAAAACGGCCTTTGTTAATACTGTAAAATATATTAGCAACAATAATCAGGATAATAGTCCAAAGATATCGAAAGATGTAATTAGGAAAAGTCTATCTATTCCTTCTGATTATTTTTTAAATAGAGGATTTTCTTCTCTGACACTCAATAACTATGATGTTGGGGACTGTCTAGCTCAAGGCAAAGAAATGCATGGGAGGGCCGTGGTTCCCATATACGACCAGGATTTTAAATATATGGTCGGTTGCACAGGGCGAAGTATATACGAGAAATGCTCGCAGTGTAAGTCTTATCACGACCCTAAAATAAGTTGCCCATCTTCAGATAATTTATGGAAATACTCAAAATGGAAACACAATACTGGATTTAAGACCCAGGAACATTTGTATAATTTCTGGATCGCACAACATAGGATCAAAGAAACTTCTTGTGTTATTTTGGTTGAAAGTCCAGGCAATGTCTGGAGATTATCAGAAGCTGGCATTATTAATGCGGTAGCAGTATTTGGGTCTTCTTTGAGTGATCGTCAAAAAATGATTTTAGACACTTCTGGTGCCATGACCATTATTACTATAATGGACAACGATGAGGCTGGTCAAAAGGCTGCTATTCAGATAAAGCAAAAATGCGAGAAAACTTACAATATTAAGAATATCTCTCCAAGTAAAGAAGACATAGCTTCAATGAGTATTGAAGAAATTAATAACGAAATTAAACCCCTAATTAAAGACTTTATATGATCATAGGATTCTCGGGAAAGAAACAGTCAGGTAAAAGCACATCAAGCAACTTCATCATCTCTCTGTTCATTGCTCAACTAGAGATAGCTGAAAAAGTATCTATAAATCCAAATGGGCAGATAGTTGTTTCAGATCTTTTAAATGATAGAAATTATGCTGGAGTATTTGATTTATCTAATATCAATAGGAACGACTTTATCTTAAATAAGGTTGCCGAAAAACTAGATAAACATATCAAGGTATATAGCTTTGCTGACCCATTAAAAAAAGATATTTGTATGAATATTTTGGGTTTGACCTATGAACAATGTTATGGTTCAGATGAAGAAAAGAATACCTTGACAGATTTAACGTGGGACAATAAGCAGCTCACCGCAAGAGAGGCTATGGAAATTATTGGTACCAATATTTTTCGTACTCTTAAAAATAATGTGTGGGTAGAAACAACCATTAAAAAGATTAAAGAAGAAAAACCTTCAATAGCTATCATTGCTGATTGTAGATTTCCAAATGAGGCTGATGCTATTAAGGCAGAAAATGGTAGAGTTGTTAGGTTAACGAGAAATCCTTTTAATTCATCAGCCAAAGCCGAAGTAGCTTTGGATAAGGACAATTATGATTGGTCTAATTTCGATTATATCTGCGATAATGAAGATATGAACATATATGATCAATGCATGGATATACAAAAATTTTTACAGGAGATTCTACCATTATAGTATGTGTTGATAAGATACTTGGTGTATATTAATTAGTACACATAAGGAGTATTATCAATGAAAAAAATATATGACATATCTAAAGAATATCTAGAAGAGCACTATACAAAACAACAAAAAAGTGCTGATGAAATTTGTAAAGAATTAAATATTAAATCAAAGACAATAATATTCAGATTACTTAAAAAATACAATATAAAACCTAACTCCAGAGAAGGCAAGCCTTGTAAAAAAACTAAGAAATTTGGAGAGATACATCAATCATATCTGTATTTACTCAAGGATAGAGCAAACAGAAAGAATTTAAAATTTAATTTGAATGGTAAATATTTATGGGACTTGTTTTTAAAACAGAATAGAAAATGTGCATTATCTGGAATTGAGATAGTTTTTCCAAAAGCATGGGGAGCTAGATCTAAAACCCAGATCACAGCATCATTGGATAGGGTAGACTCAAACAAAGGCTATGTTATTGGCAATGTACAATGGGTACACAAACAAATCAACACTATGAAAATGAATATGTCTGATATCGAATTTATCAATTTATGTAGAATGGTAACCAAAAATTATGATAGTAACCTACTTTAGAAGTTCTTCTTACAATACCCATAGTCTCTGCGAGCAGCAATATTTTCTTGAATACGTTCTTGGTTATAGGGGTCCGTCGGGACAAAAAGCCGACAAAGGAACTATAGTGCATAAAGTATTAGAGATACTAGCAGTTATTAAAAAAGCACAACAAGATGATGTTAAAGTCATTGATGATGATGTGGTAGGGAAAGTAGACATATCAAACTATAGCCTGAATGTTATTATAGAACAAGTATATAAGCATTATTCAGAAGCAAATCCTCATCATAAGTGGGCATTAAAGGACTATAAGGATTGTCATGCTTGGGTATATAAAGCTATTGAATTTAATAGTGGTATGTTTGATCCAAGAAATAGGCACATATTGTGTCCAGAACAACATTTTGATATTGAGATTAAAAAACCCTGGGCAGCATATTCTTATGATACTCCAGAAGGTAAGCTAGAGGGCAATCTAGGTATAAAAGGGACAATAGACCTGATCACTCTAGTAAACGATAATACTATTGAAATAGTTGATTGGAAAACTGGTCGAAGATTGGACTGGGCAACCGGCAAAGAAAAGACTCTAGAAAAACTACAGACAGACCCTCAACTTAGGATATATCATTACGCTATTAGTCATCTATATCCTCATATAGACCATATCATATTCTCTATTTATTTTATTAATGACGGTGGGCCTTTTTCCATATGCTTTGATAAATCAGATCTTTCTAAAACAGAGGATATGCTGCGGCAAAAATTTGAGGTGGTTAAAAATACAAGAAAGCCGAGATTAAATAAAAGCTGGATGTGTACAAAATTGTGTCATTTTGGTAAAACAACATTTGACAATACTCACATAGAACCACAAGTAGAATATAGAGAAAACCAAACATGTAATATTGGTTCGACAATGACAAAATGCGAACAAATTAAGCATGATATAGAGCTAAATGGCATGGACTCCGTAGTAAAGGGATATAAGAATAAAAATCACTCATTCGCAAAGTATAAAGCTCCCGGTACAACGGAATGATATCTGGTTCTCTTGACATCACGGTTCTGTTGTGTACAATACATGGAAGCCAGTTTCTCATTGAGCCTCGTATAAAAAAGAAGGAAAATAAAAGATGGACGTGAATAAGAGGTATGTTCCTCTGCACGTCCATTCTTAAGTGGGTCACATTACTCACTTCTGGATGGACTATCTAAACCTGCACAAATCGCAAAAAGATGTAATACTCTTGGAGTTGCTTCGTGTGCTATTACCGATCACGGAACAATATCGGGAACTGTACAGTTTTACCAGTCAATGAAAGCCAGTGGCATTAAGCCAATTTTAGGTTGTGAACTTTATATTAGCGAAGACGACTCTAATATCAAGACAAAAGAGAATAGTAAGTTGGGTCATTTTATAGTTTTGGCTAAGAACAAAAAGGGTTGGGATAGTTTAATCAGAATCATATCCGAATCTAACAATAAGCATAATTTTTATCATAAGCCAAGACTAAGCTTAAACAGGCTAAAAGAATTTTTGGACGGCAACCTAATTGGATTTTGTGGTCATTTAGGATCAGTATTAGCAAACAAGATAATGAGATCCAAAGATAATGCCGAAAAAGAAGCGATAGAAATGATCTCTCAGATGAAGGATATCTTTGGAAATGATAATTTCTTTTTAGAGTCTCAGCTGATGGATAGAGAAAATATTCCAGAGCAGATTCAGCTAACAGATCTAATAAGAAGACTCGGCTCAATAACAAAAACAAAAGTAATATGCACCCCTGATGCTCATTATTGCGAAAAGTCTGACGCTGTTGATCAAAGGATTCTCTTGTGCAATAATTTGAAAACTACTCTTATTGATATCAATAAAAAACTTCTTAATAATGAAGATGTACCTATGGGGTGTTTCTTTAAGTCAGATAATTACTATATACTTTCTCCCGAAGAAATGGCTGACTTACATACTCAAGAAGAGATAGATAACACTAACTATGTAGACTCGATGATTGAATCCTATGATATTCTAAGCAAGCCAGCTCTTCCTAATTTTGAATGTCCAAAAGGCTTTAATCCTGACGAATATTTAAGAGAACTATGCAGGAATGGATGGAGAGATAAAATAGCAAATAATATTCCGAAGGATCAACAACAAATATATGTAGATAGAATTAAAGAGGAGCTAGATGTTTTACAGGGTGCTGGCTTATCTAGTTACTTTTTGATAATTCAGGACATATTGAATAATGTCAGATCCAAAAATTGGCTCCCAGGTCCGGGAAGAGGTTCAGCTGCTGGATGCTTAGTATCTTATCTGATAGGTATAACTGCTATAGATCCTATAAAATATAACTTACTATTTAGTAGATTTTATAACTCTGGTAGAAATACAGCTGATCGCATTTCCATGCCAGATATTGATGTTGATATACCTATTAATAAAAGAGAAGAAATTATCTCATATATTAAAAATAAGTATGGTAGTAATAAGGTATCTCAGATGATAACATATAACACTATGAAGGGTAGAGGAGCCTTAAAAGAAGTATTAAGAGTATATGGAAATATAGCTTTTGAAGAGATGAATCGTATTACAAAATATATTCCAGACGAAGCAAAAATTGCTGACGAGCTACAGGAAATGAAGGAAGATACTGGAGAAGCTTCTATTATTCGTTGGGCTCTAGAAAACAACGTTGACAAACTCAAGGAATGGTGCTATATTAATGAAGAGGGAGAGCTTGCTGGGCCATTGGCTAAGCGTTTCGAGCAGGCTATTCGCTTAGAAGGAACCAAATCAAATCAATCAAAACATGCTGCTGGTATTGTGATTAGCGTTGATGAGTTAAGTAATGTTTGTCCAATGATTTATGATTCAAAAAATGATCAACTTATTGCTGGCATGGAGATGCAAGACCTAGAAGCTTTGGGTGTAATTAAATTCGATATTCTAGGTGTAGCTATGTTAGATAAGATTATGACTATTTCTGACCTATTAAAAAATGGAGAATAATTATGGAAAAGACTTTCGGTGAATTAGCTGTAGGACAAAAGTTTAGTATCAATGGTTCTGAATATATTAAAATGGAGGCAGTTAGGATTAGCTGTTGCCAATCTATTAATGCTCATTTGTTAGATAATCCTGGAGCTAGAGTATTTTTTACAGACAATCTTATGGTGACAATTAATGCCTAATTTTCAAAAAATTTGTGTTTTCGATCTTGAAACGGACGGTATCAATCCAGACAAGTGTAGCCCAGTACAAATAGCTGCTGTAATTGTAGACCCATTAAAGCTTCAGGTTGTCCCAGACTCTGAGTTTAATATTAGTATTAAGCCTGAAGCCCTGATTACTAATCCTGAATACGATTATGCAGATAGCGATGTGTTGGATTTTCACGCAAAGGTAAAAGGTTCTTCCAAACAAGACGTTTTAAAAGAGTGGAATTCTTACCAAAAGCAAGATCATGGGTGGAAGATGTTTACTTCATATCTTGATATGTATCATACAAGATCTGAAAGAAAATCCTGTTTCAGTGCGCCAATTGCTGCTGGTTATAATATAAATAGATTCGATCTTAAGATTATAGAAAGACTTAGTGTCAAGTATGATAATCTAAATAAAGAGGGAAAGTCTAGTTTATTTTATCCAAGAGATGTTGTAGATTTAATGAATATGGTCTTTTATTGGTTTGAAGGCAACAATGAGCTTAAGAACTATACCCTAGATAATCTCAGAGACTATTTGGGCATATCTAAAGAAGGGGCTCACGATGCTTTAAAAGACGTTAAAGATACTGCAGATATACTGATTAGGTTTCTAAAACTGCATAGAAATCTATCTAACAAGATAAAATTTAAGGGGTCATTTGCTAATGTCTGATTATTTTGGATTTGATTGCGGTTGTAAGTTTAAGGTCATAGATGGTTCTGGTGATATTCCAAAAATAGATTTTTCTGCTAACATAGAGACTCTTAACTTGGAGTGCCAAAGAACTTGGGATTTAATATCCGAAGGTAATACCAAAGGATGTTTTCAATTGGAGTCTAGACTTGGTCAAATGATGGCTAAAAAACTTAAGCCAGAAAACATTGAACAGCTATCAGGATTGATCGCTATTCTAAGGCCAGGATGTTTAGAGTCTGTAAGAGATGGCAAAAGTATTACAAACCATTACATAGACAAGAAAAACGGACTGGAGAGTATTGACTACTTCCATACTGCACTAGAGCCAGCATTAAAAACCACATATGGCGAGATGATTTATCAAGAAGAAAGTATGCAAATTGCACACGATATCGCAGGATTCGATTTGCAAGAAGCAGACATGCTTAGAAAAGCCATTGGTAAAAAGAAACCGGAAGAAATGGCAAAATTGAAGAAGAAATTCTTGACAGGATCCAAACAAAAGAACATAGTAACAGAAGATCAGGCAGAAGAAATTTTTAGCTGGATCGAAAAATCACAAAGATATTCCTTTAATAAGTCTCATAGTATCAGTTACGCTATGAACGCTTATCTTTCTGCTTATACAAAAGCTCATTTCTCTAGAATATTTTTTGCCTCATACTTAAAGTTTGCCAAGGACAAAATAGATCCTCAACAAGAAATAAAAGAGCTGGCGAGAAACGCTAATGAAATGGGCATAGATGTTAGACTGCCAGATCTACGAAATCTTAATAGACACTTTTTTATTAAGGACAAAAATATATACTTTGGATTAACAGATATTAAGGGTGTTGGAGACTCTGTATTCAAAAAAATACTAGAACTTACGGCTCAAAAGGATATTAGTTCATTGGGATATCTCCAAAGTATTTCTCATATATTACTAAATATTAATTCAACAGCAGCTAAAGCTCTTGTGGGTAGTGGAGCGCTAGACTACTTTAAGAAAAATCGCACAGAGATACTATTTCATTATGAGATACTGTCTTCTTTGACAAAAAAGGAATTGGAACTGTTTGATGCTCTAATAGCAGATAAGCCAACAGCAAGTATAAAGCCTATGCTGGCAGCTCTTCTTAATGAGAAGATAACAAAAAAAAGAATAGAACCAATTTCTAATTTAATCAGATCTCTAGAGAATCCACCATATTCACTAACAGATAAAATTGAATGGCTATCAGATTCAGAGAATTCCCTATTAGGAGTCGCCATATCCTGTTCTAAGCTAGACTCTTATGATATTAGTATGACAAATACAAACTGTAAAGAGTTTAAAACCACACTATTATCAGAAAAAATAATTTTAGCTGGTGAAGTTAGTAATGTAAATATTATTAAAACTAAGAAAGGGAAAAATCCAGGACAAGAAATGGCATTTGTGAGTGTAGAAGATGCTTATGGTCTATTGGACTCTATAATCTTTTTTCCTGAGCAGCTAGAAACCTACAAGCATCATTTATTTCAAGGAAATGTGCTCATTTTTATCGGTAATAAAACAAAAACAAAGGACGGCTTGGTTGTTGAAAAGTGTTTTACGCCGAGATCTTGACAATAGCCCTGCGTCAGTTATGATAGGGTATCGTGTTCGTTTTGGTTTGGTTTTAATTCTAATTAAGGAGATGATATGAATATCACGATTTTGAGAGGTAATTTAGCAAGAGATCCTGAGCTACGAGTTGTTAATACTGGTGGCAAGCAGACTTCTGTTGTTAATTTTACCGTAGCAGTTTCTAGGGAGTATACTAAGGCTAGCGGAGAAAAGGATAAGGTTACTTCCTTTATCAATTGCGAAGCGTGGGATAGCGGTGCTGAAATTATCGGCTCATCTTTCAAGAAGGGTGATCTGGTATTAGTCGAAGGCTCTCTACGCAATGATACTTGGGAGAAGGATGGAGTTAAGCATAGTAGTCTGAAGGTTAGAGTAAATAACTTTTCAAAGATAACTAAGCTTTCTAAGCAGCCTAGGGGCGAACAAAGCGAGAC